GATAATATTGAAATTAAGAAAAAATACTCTATATTTAAATTCTAATATAGAAATACATAAATTATCTTTATAGCCTTCATTATCCTTTTTCTTTTTCCATTTAAATTCTAATTGTAAGACGCAAAACAAAATGATAAAAATTTTAAAATGAAATGATAATTTTATATTAAAACAAAATGATAAAATTAATTTTTTAAACTATATAAGCAAAAAAAGGGATAACTAGATCCCTTTTAAATTTTTTAATTTTTCTTCTATTTTTTTAATAAGAATTTCTAATTCTTCTTTTGTTGCAAACTCTTCTATGAAGCGTTTAGTACCATTTTTTGAATTAGTTCTTGCTCTTGCTAATTTCCCCTTTTCTGTTTTTTCATATGTATCTTGTATTTTTTTTCTTTGTTCAGGGCTACTAAATCCATTTCTTGCCATTTATCCTCCTATTTGTTATAATAGTAGTAAGATAAGTCCTTGATGGGATTATCTTTCTTTCTATGGAGAGCCAGATTAACTGGCTCTTTTTTATTTTTTTAATCTCTTTTTTCATAGAAATCTACAAATACTGCATTATTGTCTATTTTAATACTTCCATCTTCATTAATTTTGTAACCATTTTCAAATGCTAGTGCTGACCATTTGTACCAAAGTTTTCCATTTTTTTCAACAAATTTGTTTTTTCCATTACCTTTTAACATCTTTTCTTGTAGCTCTTCTGGGATTTCTCCCCAAGTAGCTTTGTCATCTATTAAAGTTTGAAATGTTACATCACTATCGTATCTTGCATTCTCAAATTTTCCATAAATTTCTTTAACTTTTGCTATAACTTCTGTTTCAATTTCTTCATTGAAAGCCCAATATTTTCCATCCCATTTTGCTTTATTGCTTCTTGCAAATTCTACAAAATCCTTGTTATATTTAGTTTCTGTAAAAACCTTTCCATTTCTTTTAAATACTCTTGACATTTTTAGATCCTCCTTAAATTTTTTATCTTTCTTTCTATGTTTTAATTATATCATATGTAATTACATATGTCAAATATTTTTTTATTTTTTTTTAATATATACGGGAAAATATGAAATGATAAAAACAAATCTTTAAACTAAACAAAAAAGGAGCTTGAAAACTCCTTTTATTTTTTTATCTTATTTATTATCTTTATCTGGCTCATCTTGCTGTTTTAACTGCTTGAAGAACTTCTTTATAAACAAAGGAAATGGAAAATTCATCTCTCCCAAATTTTCAATTATACTTATTCCCTCATTTCCTATTACTGAAAATATTATTAACTCTTTAAAAGACAAGGGAATATTGAATAAGCTAATTGGAACATTTATAGGAGTTCCTTCTATTAATTTATCAAGTGAAGCACCTATTATAACAGCTAAAATACAAGATACTTTTTTTATAATACCTCTAAAAGCCTTTTTAGATGATATTTCTTTCTTATAGATACTTTTTAAATATCCAGTTATATAATCAATTATTATAAATGTCATCATTATTTCTAATGATTTGCTCCAACCTCCTAATAAATATAATATAAAACCAATTGTACTTCTTATAAACCAATGCTCAAATAACCCATTCATCTTCCCCATTTTAATCTCCTAAAGTTTTCCTAATTTTTTCTCCCATTCACTATAATACAGTTTCGCTTCTTCTGTTTTATCTATTATAGCTTGATTCTTATAGCCTTCATTTTTAAGTTTCTTTTCCCAAAAGACTTCTCCACACATTCTTACAGCCTTATACATCATTTTTCTAACTCTCCAAGATACTCCATTTTCTTTTAAGATAAATAAGAATATTTTATCAGCTAGTTCCCTATTTATACCTGTATCATTGAACTTAGAATATAAATAATCATGCACCACAGCAGCCTCTGTATTCTTTCCATATCTCTCAAAAAATGGTCTAAGTACAAGTGGAATACTAGCACCATCAGTTCTGAAACCTGCTGGAATTACTATTGGAAAGTCTTTTATATATTTAGTGTAGTCTTCAACAACTACACTAAATATATTATTTTCTCTCTTTAATTTTAATTTACTCTTCATCATTTCCATTTTCCTCAATATCTATTTTTCTGCCTGTCCCAAATGTATCAGAAAATTTTTGAAGAGTCTTTTCTATTACTTTTTTTATTCTTTCTCTACTAAAAAATTTTCTAATTAATATTCTTACTGGATATGGTAATTTGTCGGTTCTATATGTTATAAACTTGACGGCTGCATTAAGTTTTCTTTTATTGTCGCCATGCTTAAAGCTTTCCTCTGAAGCAATAACTGCTGCATCAAATAAGTTTACATATTGTTTTCTATTATAAACAATATATCCTAAAATTACCCCTGCTAATGCTATCCATAGCCATTGTTCTTGACTAAATCCTTTTAAATATGCAATTACTTGATTAACCATTTTCTAATCCTCCTATTTTTTATAAACTACCTTGTAAGGTATTTTTCCTGCTCCTCTAATTTGGAAATGTACAGCATCTACTTTTTTCCATTCTCCACCCCATTCAATATTATATTTATCTATTAACCCATGTTTTTTTGCAGTTTCATAGATAGCTTTATAATAATGAAAGTCTTGTGGTCCTGCTTTGTAAACTGTTTTTTCCACTTCCTTTTCCACTTTTTTACCATTTTCTTCCACAATTTTTTTAGTCTTTTCTTTGACTAATACGCCAATGTCAACAGCATAACCATATCCATCAATTTTTTCTTGATGATTTGATTGAACTTTATATCCATCACAATTTGTTCTCCATGCTCCTGGAATAGTTCTACTATATTGATATAGCTTGTTCTGTTCCTCAGCTGTTCTCATTCCACAAGTTATTTTGAAATCATGAGGACTTAACCCTATTAGTTCTTCCATAAATTTTACTAGATTAGGATGAACTCCTTTCATCATATTTTTACTTGTTTGTGATAAAGTAAACATTTACATCACCCCTTTTATTTCCATTCAATAGATTCCAATTCTTCTAAAGATTTAGCTTTCATTGTTTTTGTTGCTATTGCTGTGTACTCCTCTTGTGCAGCTGTTCCTCTTAGTATCCATAATAGATAAATATGATTAATTTCTCCAAAGGTAAAGGAATCCACTGAATTATCTTTTAATCTCCAGTTAATTTTTAAATTTTGAATTACTTCTGATAATGTTGTCTTATCTTTTATAATTGCTTTTATCTTTTCTTCAAAACCTGCTGGAACTTCAACTTTTAGAAACTTGACAGCATCTATTATTGCTTTTGGATCATTGCTTGTTGTTGCTATATCTATTGCTGATTTTACTCTTAAAAAGTTTATTTCATCAGCTTCTCCCATTTGGAAAATTTTTCCATTATAATTAAAATCAGCATAGATTTTATCCAGCAAAACTTGTCTAAATTTTCTTCTAGTAATGTGCTTTAACCCTTCTAAATCTAAATCCCATTTATTAGTATTTTTATTCCAAGTATGGTATTTACTAGGTTGAGGAACTTTGACAAGTTTTTTATTTTTTATAAATTCACCAGGTTCAAGTTGAGTTTCTATCCCTTGTTCTATTTTTTCTTCTCTTGTCATTTCCATTAATTCATTGTTCTTAATTATCGGATATTGAAAATTTTTATCTGTTATAAACATATCATCAGTATATTCAGGAAAGTAACTAAGAGGATTCTTTTTAACATCTTCTAAACTATTGGAATATACCGAATATTTTAATTCTGTACCTTTATAAAAGTTTATTACATTACTCATTTATTGCTCCTTTCTAAAATATTCCTAGCTTTTTACGAAGTTGAATAATATTATTTCTTACTTCCATAGGATTAGCTTTTTGTAAATAGTGTTTACTAGTTACATTGCTGCTTGTATGATTTGCATAACTGCTAGCAACACCTAATCCTGCAAGATTATTTATTAAATTAATTGATGATTTTCTCAATGTATGAGGGTATAAGTCTGGGATATCTAAAATTAGTCCCATCTTTTTTATCCTGTTTCTTATTGTTCCCTGAGACATTTGTCTATAAACACTTCCATATTTTGTTATAAAAAGCCATTCGCTAAATATTGCTTTATCTTCTCTGTATTTAATCCATTCTTTTAAAAGAATCTTACATTTTTCAAAGAAAAAAGCATTCACTATATAACCTTCTTTTTCTTTTACTCCTTCAAAATATCCTTCTTCTAGTCTTAATTGTTCCAATTTTAAATTTTGAATTGCTGAAATTCTACAAGCACTATCTAAAAATAATTCCCATAAAATCCTATCTTGAATATCATACTTTTTACTTTGAAATTTCATAAAAAGTCTAACAGTAAGTATTTGTTCAGTATTTAAAAAATAATTTTTCCTAACCTTATCTTTTTCAGTAAATTTTAATCTATCTAATTTCTTATCAAATGGATGAAACTTGCATTTATTTCTTCTAACACACCATAAATAAAAGCTACTAACTGATGTCGTTTTATTCATTAGTGTCCTTTTGCTATTTCCTAAACTCCTGCAATGGTTTCTGTACTCTTCCATAATTTGAGGCATTTCCACCAATGTGTCTTTACTCAATAAATACCTATTTTTATAATTCTCTTGAAACCATATAAGAAACAACCTGAAATTACTGATATAAGTAGAATAGGTTGTTTCCCATGTTTCATAGTTGCTACTTTTACAACTATTCAGATACTGCTTATAAATCTCCACATTTTCCTTTTTTAACTTTTCCCATCCTTTTAGTTCCATACTTTGTACCTCCTTCAAATTTGTTAGATACATTATATAAAACTGAATAGATTGGAAAATTTATTCAAAATCATAGAAGTAGATAATTCTAACTTTACAATTGTAATAAACTATCATGTTGACTCAAACACAATAGTTGGTGGCTATTTGCTAGTAAAGGCAAATTTTAGAGTCAGAACAGGTGGTTTTATACACGCTTTAGAAAATAATTTAACTTTAAATGGCTCTTTTCTAACGTATACGATAGGAAATGACAGGGGTAAATATTTTTACCAACCACACAAAATTTCAGTGAAAAATGGAAACATAGTATCAAATGTAGCTGATTTCAATATTTTTACAACAAGAGTTTTCTATGAATAAGTTAAATTGCTCCAACTACTAACATTGTGAAACCACCATTAAAACCTTGTACTTCAATTGAATCCAAATTAGTCCAATTGATTCCTAGAGGTCCGGGTGGAGTTGAGGCAGTATCATTATCTTGGAAAGTTACAAATGGTAATGTTTTATACTTAATTGGAAATTTTATTGTTGTCTTTCCAATCAATTTAGGAGTTTCAACTATTATACTTGTAATTGCTAAATTTCCAACTGTATATACCCTAGCTGTAATACTTGTTACATCTTTTATTTGAGCATAATTATTAAACTCTCTATATGTGTAGAAATTTTCCAATCTCTCCAAAAGTGAGCCATTGTCAAATGGAATATAATTATTGATATTTGGAGATATATCACTATTATTATTTTTACAAATATATAGCTTTTTTGTATTGTTATCCCAGTATGCTTTTCCTGCTTCTTTTAATCCTATTTCATTTAGTACTCCTCCATAATCTTTTCCCATCATCTGAGTAAATTTATTGCCTTCTAGTGCTGTCCCTCCTTCAGCTCCATACTTGACAATTCCATACTGCTCAGCTGAAGCATAATCAGTTTTATTTACTTTTTTACTCATTCCTTCATTGAACTCTTGAAATGTTATATAACTATGTAAGTCAATGTTAGCATCTACTTTTGTTCCACTTGTAATGTTAAAATAAATAACTATTACAAAAGAATGAGGACTATCTTTCATCAATGGAATATAATCATATTTATCTCCAGCATTTGCATAAGCATAAAGAATTTCATCTCCTTCATTGCCTCTTGCATAAAGTCCTATTTCTCTAAATATTTTATCCTCTCTTAGTCCAGCATTAGAAAATTGAAGCTCAATAGCTACTATATTATTTTCATCTCCTTGTATTTTGCAACTTGCTACATTAGCTGTTCCCCATTCTTCTTTTACATCTGTTAAGAATCTAATCTCATCATTTGAAGTTATTGAACCACTTCCTAACTTTGCTTTTGTAAAAGTTAAAGTTTCAGATAAATTTCCATTTATCTTCGCTTGAAGTTGTTCCCCTTTTTTTGTTAGCTTTAAGCCTTCAAAATAACTCATTATGTAGTCCCTCCTATTTGAATTATCTTAGTAAATCCTATCCCTTGAGCTATATTCAATCCTGAATTTATTCTCATAGTTTGATCTAGTTTAAAATCAGCTTTTATCTCTATTTTTTTTATACTCTCAACTATTGAGGAGTAATATTTATTACTTTTATTATTGATTATTTCAAGTTCCCAATACATTCTTGCTCCAGCTTCACAAACTTTGTTTAAATCAGGCATTTTGTTAATAACCTCTAAATCATCAACCATATTTACTTTAAATAGTTGACTAGCTACTTCTTGTAATGGTCTTGTCTTCAATTTTGTAACTTCTTTATTAGTAAGTTCTCTGGTAAGTGAAAGTAAAAACTCTGTATTGGGTAATCCATCAAGTGCCATTTTTTTAATAATTAATGCTTGTCTATAAGTTTCATCATCTCGACCACTTCTCTTTTCATCATATCTTTCTCCCATAAAATCTAAGAATATTCCTGAGGATTTTAATAATGATGTTTGATTTTTTAAACCTTCTATTAAACTGTCTATATACTCAATAACAGGCTTCAAGGTCTTATAAAATTTAATTGTATTTTCCTTTTGAAAATGTAAAGGTAAACCCTTTATAACCTCATCTATCATGATATTCTCCCAGCACTCTTTGGTATTTCATTAAAGTTTAATTGAATTGAATTACTCCAAATAAGGGTACTTTTTTTTCTAAACTTTAAATCAAAATCAGTGTATTTATAGTTTTTATTGTAAAGATATTCATATAAGAATGCCCCATTTGATAGTAAAGCCCCTATTCCAGCTTCATTAATGTACTCATCAATTAAGTTTTTGATTTTCAATTCATCAGCACTTTTTATATCCAATTTATATTCAATTTCTGTTTGAGTTGGTCTGTCAAATCTTATAACTTCATAATGATTTGGCACAGATGTTGGAACATTTACAACAACACTTCCCCTTGTATCTGGTGTGTGAATGTGCATATAAATAGTATGAGCTATTTCTTCTTTTATTCCACCATCTACAACTATCCAAATACTTTTTGGTGAAAGTCCAAAGCTATCAGCATTCATTGTATTGTTTCTTATTCCATTAGCACTTTTCACTCCTGGTAATTTTCTAATAGCATTTAAAACAGGCAATAAAGCCCATTCTCCTTTACTATTTCCAGCTAAATATCTTTTTAAATACTCATAATCAGTTTCAGAAGAAAGTCCACCTTCTCCAATTTCTGTATTTTGTACATCTACTATTGAAGCTGGTGCTTTTATAACTTTTTCAATTTTATTAATTTGAATGTTTCCTTCCTCTCCATCGAACAGGCTTTGAAATAGTATTGTCTTACTCTTTGAAGAATCCACCTCAAACCTTTCTATATTTTCATATCTTGTCCCATTCTCTGCTTGGATAATAATATCCCCTTGTATTACATCAACAAAGCCTGTTGCTGTAACTTTACAATGTATTTGGGCTTTTGTTCCAAACCGTCTAGGGAAAAAATATAATAAATTATCTAGTTCTTCATTTTGTGCATTATATATATTTAAGCCTCTTGCTATTGAAATAATTTTGTCTTCCAGGTAAGAGCAAAGATATATAAAAGGTGCTGCTAGTTTGTAATAATCACCAGTTGACTCAACATTGAAATCACTCCCAAAGTTTTCCTTTTTCTGTGCTTCTTTTTGTGCTAATTCCATAAGTCCTTGAAAGCCTTTTGTTTCAAATTTATCCACTGATAATCACCTCTTTTTCTATATCATTATGTTCTTTATGAGTTATATATATTTTTGCTTTTAAAGTTCTTTCTTCCTCAGAAATTATTTGATAACTGACTGACTCTATTTCACTTCTAAACCATTCTTGTAACTTTCTGCAAATATGTTCAAGTTTATACTCAGCTACATCTTGTTCATTTATTATTCTTATATCAAGTCCTAAATTTTCATCATAAAAGCACTCTATTGAGTATATTTTTAAGGAGTTTACTACTCTTTGCCAAAACTCTTCTATTCCTGAAATAGTTGAAAAGTTAATATCTCCATCATTCATTTTTATAGCTTTCATTAAACTACTCCTCCACTTGTGTCATTTCCTTTTGCTACTCCTGAATGCTTATGATTTTTTAAGCTCTTATCTCCAGCCTTAACATCTTCTGTTGCTGAAACAGTTCCAGTTGAGGATATATTCCCAGTTTGTGTTGTATTTCCTTTTTGAGTAGTATCTCCAGTTATTTCAACATTTCCTTTTTGACTAGAATTTCCTTTTAAATCAATATTTCCTTCCTCTAATCTATCTCCAATAATTCTAATATCAGAAGGAAATTCAAGACTTTCAGTAGCATTTGGAATTGTGAAAGGTAAAATAAAGCCATTATTTAAGTTATTCCTTCTATTTGAATCCATAACATCATGAGAGCCTTGACTTATATATGAAGAAATATCAAAAGTTAATATAAAATACGGCATTATATCCCCTTCTTTGATATTCCAATCAATGTGGTCTTTACTATCCCCAAACAAGGCAACTGGAACATTACGAAGTACAGGTAAAGCAACTCCATTTGGACTAAACAAAGGCTCAGCATCTACAAATCTACCCTTTCTTATTTTTTGTATTTTTACTAGAATTATCCTTATGTTTTCCATCATCTTTCATCACTTTTACTCCCAGTTTCATATTCCAGCTATCATTTAAAGAAATATTTACCTCTTCAACTTGCATAAAACCACTGACATCATCACTTGAAACATATATAATGTCTCCTTTTTTTATATAGTGGATTGGGAAACATTCAACAGTATAATCATATTTATTGCTTTCTTTTACAGTTTTCTTTTTCTTTTCCTTACTCCACTTTTCATCTTTTTTACTGCCAGTTTTTTTATTATCTGACTTTTTATTTACTTTTGTTTCTTTTTCTTGTTTTTCAACAGCTTCGGGATTATGTATCAAACCACTTTCAAAAGTTAAATTAATAGCTTGATTTTTCTGCTTATCTGTATAAATATAAAGATCATCACCTTTTAAAGTCATTTTACTTTCAGAATCTCCAACTAATTCCTTCAACTCCTGAAAACCTTGATTATAACAAGTAAAACCATTCGTATAAACTTTGTCTTTATTTAGATCCATAGAAATAAGATTTAAACCTAATTCCTTCGTAACTTCTTTGATAGCCTCTGATATTCTTATATTTCCGTCCAAACTAATAGAAACTATTTTACTGCTATTCTTAGTTCTTTCTGAACAAGTTAGCTCTTGAACAAAAGAAGCTCCATCTCTTGTTTTTTTCTTTTTAATAACTTCATATTTAGAATAATATCCAATATCAGAATCATATCCAAACCAAAGCTCTATTTCACTTCCTACCTCTATGTCCTGACTTAAATTGTATATTTTAAATGTTCCTACTCCTACTTTCCCTTCTTCTCCACTTTTTACCTCAACATCAAACTTTAATCCATTATTATTATGATCATTTATTTTTACTCCATTTATAACAAGGTATGAATTTCTTGGGAAAATTGGTCTATTTGCTATAAATTCCATTATTCCTCCACTAAAAGTTCAATTTTGTCTATATTTTCATAATCAATTTTTACTGCTTTTCTATCCAAAGTATTAGGAATAATATACTTTTGTGGATATTTTTTATTAAAGTTTCCTTTTTCATCAACTAATTTATTAAACCAAAGTGGAATACCAAATAAAATAGGCTCATTTGGATATATTAAATTATCCTCAATGTCATAAAGTGTTACATATACCCTTTTATCATAAGAATTATATGTAAATTCAAATTGAAAGGTTGTCCCTGCAATAGTTACATCAGTTATATATGGAATTGATTCTTTCATTATATTTATTTTCATTCTTATGCTCCTGGTAATCTTATATGCTCACTTTGTAAATCTCCTTCCCAGTCCTTTTTTCCACTAGCTTTATTTTTTGCCTTTGCTGTTGTTTTTATTTTTGTTTTCTTTCTTACGGCAGGCTTTGCCTTTTTGCTGGGTGCTGGTATCATAGAAATATGAGCAATTTTTATTTCAACTAAGGAAATTGTGAACTCTGTATAATATAAAGATGTTATTGTATTTTCTATACTTGTGATAGCCATATTTTTATATAACTTAACCATATATAAGTCCACAAGCTCTCTTTTATTTCTAAGTTCTATAACTTTTTCAAAAATTTCTTTATGATTAGCTCCAACAATTTGAACTTTAAAGGATAATTCCAAAGGGTTGGGAGTTATATTATCAGCTATTTGAGTCCCATCATCTATTGGAACTGTTGGAACATCATTAGAATAGCTTTCAGATACTTCAGAAACTAATTGAAGCTGGATATTTCCTAATAAAATAGGTGGAGTTTTTTTTATACGATTATCAATTTGATTAGACAATGAGTTAGCACTGCTTAAAAAACTACTTACTTTACTCATCAAATTTGTTATTGAAAACATCTATATATCTCCTTTTGCAATCTCGTTTTGTAGCATAAAATCTTCCAATTTCTCTGCTATTATTTCTCCTACTCTATTCCAGTCAGTTTCAACTTTTGGAGTTGTTGGCATATTTATAGTAAGATTTAATATAACTTTTCTATCAGATTTATTAGAATTTTTACTACTTGTTGAAGTCTTTACATCTGAAAAACTATTATTTTCTACATTTGAATAAGCATTATTTTCTTCAGCAGTTAGTACCCTTTCTCCCCTATGAAGTTCAGCTATATAGCCGTCAAAAGGGACATAGTCAAGTCCTGTTTTATGAGTACCATCTACCACAGGAGTATCTTCAAAATATACTCTTTCAGTTGTTGTTTTCTTTTCTCCACTATCATTAAAAAACCAAGATATACCTGGCAATGATTTTATTTTTTGTCCTAAATTTGAGAAAAATCCTTTAATGTTTTCCCAAATTTTAGCAACATAATCTAATATAAAATCAAAGGCTGAAGCAGCAGTTGACTTCATTGTCTCCCACACTTCTTTTAATTTATCTATTAGTTTAAAAAATATATCAACAGCTTTATCCTTTAAACCTATGAAAAAATTACCTATATCAAGTATTTTGTTATATAAATAACTTCCTAACTCTGAAAACTTTGCCTTTATTAAATCCCAATTTTCTATTATTAATTTTCCAATTGTAATAATTAAGCCAAAAGGAGTAAATAACATAAATATCTTTTTCCCAACATCCCATAATGCCTTACCAAAAGATTTTATTTTCTCCCATATTTTTACAAAAAAATCTTTTATTTTTACTCCAAAGGCTTTTATACTTCTCCACAGTGCAGCTAATTTTGCTTTTATTAAATCCCAGTTTCTATATAATAAAACACCAATAGCTATTACAGCTCCTATTCCAAGCATAATAGGATTAAACGAGAATGCTGCTAATGCTGTTTTTAAAGCTCCAATTAAAACTATAATCTTATTAATTACAAAAAGTCCAGTTATTGCACTTGCCAAAGGAATTAATACTTCTTTCCACTTAACAATAAAATCTATTACTTTTCCACCAATGTTTATTATTTCTCCAAAAATATTTGATAGATTTTCTGCCCATCTAGTAAATGTTCCATCTTCTTGAAGTTTTATAAGAGTATTAGCAAATGGAATAATAACTTTATCTCTAAGAATTTGAAATGGAGAGTTTTCAACTATATCACCAAATTCATTAACTCCTGCCAATGTTGAAAGTGCTGACTTTGCAGCCCCTGATATAGTTGATAATCCTCCTCTAAATGTTTTGGCTTGTTTTTCCATTGCTCCACCAAAACGAGAGTCCATCATTTCAAATAAGGTCTTATTAAATAGCTCTAAATCTTGAATTTGTCCCTTATTATTAAAGATTTCTAAACCTTTACTTTTTCCAAATTCAGCTATCATATTTTTAGTTATTCCAAATTCTTTTAATCTTTCAAGTTCTCCAGTTCTTGCATCAGCAACAGCTTCAATAGCCTGGTCAAAACTTTTTCCCATTCCTGAAGCCATGTCTCCAATCATTTCTAAATAGGTCCTATTAGTAGTTTTCAAAATCCTATCTCCTTCAATTCCGTAAGATTGAAGTTTAGTCATTCCTCCAACCACTTCTTCTGTTTCAAATGGTGTTTTATTAGCAAATCTACTAGCCCAAGCTAGTTTCTTTCTTGCCATGTTTGAATCTTTCAAAACAGTTTCAAGTGTATTTCTATACTGTTCAATATTCCCTGCTCCTTCAATAGCAGTTTTTAATGTAAACCCTGCTGCTAATGTTGTAGCAATTCTTTTTAAAACTCCTAAAAATGAATTAGCTTTTTCCCTACTATTTTGAAATTGTTGCTGGGCATAATTTCCAAAGTTTCCTAATCCTCTACGAAGTCCAATAAATCCATTTCTTAATTTTAAAATAGCAGGAAAGTTAGCTACAATTTTAGCTTTTAATGCACTAAAAGTTGAACTTATTTTATTTTTAAAATTGACTATATTTTGCTTTACTGAATTAATTTTATTTTTTAAACCACTAAATGCTGAACTTATAGAATTTTTAGTATTATTCATACTATTTTTTAAAGCATCAATTTGTGCATCAATTTTTTTTAAAGAATCTAGTCCATCTCCTATTACTTTAAAAGCCAATGTTAATTGCTCAAGCATAGCTAACTCTCCTCCTTACTAATTTTTATTTTTTCTTTTAGCATAATTGGCCCAAGCTAATTGTAAAAGCATATACTCCTCATAACATAATTCACCAACAGGTTTATTAAAGTATGAAATTTTAGATTCAAAGCAAATGTCAAACCTTCCCTGTTTAATTTCCCTTATTTTCTCCAAAGTTTTTAATGAATAAAAAGGGTGTTTGCTGAAATTCTGTAATAACATTTACCAATGTTAATAAAGCTTCTTGGTCCATATTAAAAAATTCTATATCTCTTGCATCTATTGGTTGAGCTACAAAAGTTGTCAGTAATTCTTTTGCTGTTGTTAATTCATCTTTTTTGGCTGAAAGTTTAAAAAATGTATCTGTTGAAACTCTTTCTACTCTAAAAGATCTGTCCATTGTTTTAAAATCTTTTCCAGTCATCATTAGATCAAATTCCAAAGCTCCTAAACCATCAGGCTTAAAAATTATATTTGAAACATTTTTATTTTTTAATTTTTCTAAAAATTCTTTATTTTTTAATTC